TCACAGGCGTCGTGTCATTTTGTAGTGAGGTTCAATTCCTCAACCAGGCACCAAACAATGCGGGTGTAGCTCAGTGGTAGAGTGCGACCTTGCCAAGGTCGATGTCGTGAGTTCGAACCTCATCACCCGCTCCATAACACTTAACAAAGAAAGAAAAAGATTAGATGGCATACTGGGGTTATCACGCAATGTTTGATTGCGCTGCTTGTGACAAAGAACTTGTTATGAGTAAAGAGAATGTTTATAATTTTATCAAAGAATTGGTTCCAGCAATTGAAATGGTTGCATTTGGAGAACCACTGATTGAGCATTTTGCTACACACGCTGCTGACAAAGCAGGTATTAGCTTTTGCCAAATGATTGAGACCAGTAATATCAGCGGACACCTTGTAGATAGCAATGGTGATGCTTATATTGATATTTTTTCGTGTAAGCCAGTTGATATTGGTGTAGCACAAGATGTTATCGAAAAGTTTTTTAAGCCTAGCAAAGTTCGTGTTAATTTCTTAACACGCAGCGCAGGCTAAGATTTAACGCGGGGTGGAGAAGTAGTTAACTCGTCAGTCTCATAAACTGAAGATCGCAGGTGCAACTCCTGCCCACGCAACCAATTTGGATTAACTCGACTGCATAGAAAGGAATTAAGATGCCAGATAATATAAAAACAAAAGAGACACCAGCAGGCAATAAAGTCTATCATGTAGACATTGGTAATATGCCGCTAGAAGAAGTCATTGCCGCTGTTGCCAAAGTCAAAGCTAAATACGCCGATTAAGTCCGTTCAGTTTACGGTATGAATCAATAAGAGATATATTTGCCAAACAGGTATATCCTATTCGGATGCAACTCCTGCCCACGCAACCAATACTGTGACAAAACGACTATTCCGCGAACGAATCTATAATCGTTGCTGCTGCGCTGGTCAAGAACACTGTATATAGTAAAAGAGTGCCGTTGTTAGTCCGTGATGGTCTTTTATTTAAAAACAAAATCTTACAACAAAATCTCGACATCGGCGCGGCTTGAAACTGCGATACGACTAGTACACGTTGTAAGGGTCAGCGCACAGTTTCCACTCTGTGTAGGCTAACGGCCTGCCAATTCTTTTGTCAAATGAACATCAAGTTCATAACAAGAGTTAATTCTTTTCCGAGACCGTGAGGACCGGACCACCTAAGCCGCAAGGTAAACCTGGAACGATAGTATGGTGTCCAGAAAGAATTAAATTATGCGGGCATTGTCTGCTATAAATAACCCGAGCGTGTTTGATATGCCCTGCGCTTCCGCCAGGCAATTAAAGAAATTTCTTATTTAAAATATTTTTATAAATATAATAGATAACTTTAATTGGGACAAAAATGAAAATATCAGAATTAACTGGATATAAGAATAATGCAACATATCAGGACCTAATAAAAAATCCTGATTTTAAATCATATGCAAAAAAAGCAGAAGAACAAGGATGGAAAATATATGGGTCCGGTGGCTATGGTGTAGTTTTAAGAAAACCAGGCAACAGTTTTCTATACAAATTATTTGATGGTCTTCATACCGATGCCGAAGAAGGGTATCTTGGTTATGCAAAATGGGCTCAAAAGAATCCAAATAATCCATTTGTTCCTAAAGTAAGTAAACCTTTTCAGATAAAGGGAACAGCCCAGGCGCCAGTCGCGGATGCCAATGGCAACATGCCTAGTCGTCAACCTCGACTTTCTGCTTTGTATGCATTAAAAATAGAAGAACTTGATCCTGCTAAAGGAAAAAATGATCCTAGGTTTAAAAAATTCATAGATCCTAGATATGAAAGTAAATTGTCAGATAATCCTGAAGACTGGAATAATCAAGATCGTACTGGAGAATCTCTTGATACTTTATTTTTTCATGCAACACAAAGTCTTTTTAAATTTAACAAAGATGCCAAAGCAGTATTACAATTTGCAGATGATATGTACGATGATCACATTGGCAATGTAATGTTTCGCGGAGATCAATTAGTATTTACAGATCCAGTCATTGGATAGAAATTAAAGAATATGTAGGTGTGATGTCAACGGTAGCATGGCAGTCTCCAAAACTGTTCGTCAAGGTTCAAATCCTTGTACCTATGCCAGTTTAACGTAATACTTCAAAGTGAAGCAGGGTAGCTACCAAACTTGTAGCGCTCATATACTAGTCCTTGCTTAAATGGTGGAAAAATAGAAACATAGTTTCTTAAGGCTGCTGGGCCCGATAAAGTTTACTAGTATCGAGCAGATGCCGGCTTTGAAGTGTAGTTAAAACGATCGATCTAGATACAAGCGGTGGTTGAATTGTAACCGGACTTAGCTTGTCGCGATGCTAGACGACATTCGGACCAAGTCGTGAGGTCCAGCTATTACCGCGGGTTGGAGAAGTGGTATCTCATCTGACTCATAATCAGAAGAACGGCAGTTCAAATCTGTCACCCGCAACCAAAAACTATATGCTGCCATAGCTCAGTTGGTAGAGCAGGGAACTAGTAATTCTCAGGTCCGGCGTTCGAGTCGTCGTGGCAGCACCAGTAAACCAACAAAGTTTAAAAAGTATTGATAAATGGATTAACGATAAGCCGCTTTGATGTAGTGTGATATAACAAGATGCTAGGGCTGTACTTCCTAGCGAGTTAGGTGCAAACCCTTTCTATCACACCTCATGAGTGCGGTAAGACCATTCCATTACGTGCTACGCTGATTAATGCGCCTGATGTGTGTGGACCGTGAGGCGATTAGCAGCTTCATAGCCTAAGTTGGTGCAATTGGCTGCGCTCAAACTATTCTAAGTAATCTAAAATGGTTGACAGTGTTGCTTGTTTGTAGTAATATATAAGCAAGCAACACAGTATACAACGAAAGTAAAGATAATGGTTGATATAACTTTTAAAGATCTGTCTATACGAGAAGCAGAGTTTATGAACGACCTTATAACTGATGCAAAAATATACAACTTGACGAGCATCACTAGATTGCTGGCCAAACAAGAAGATGACATGCAATCAAAAATTGATTGGCATAACCGTAAATTAGAAATGTACGAAGAAATAATAGAAAAAATGCAAATAAGTGGTTGACACACACGTTAAACAGTGTTATATTAAACAAGTAAGCAAAGACGCTTACAACGTTATTTAAATCGAATTAGAAACGCTTTAGACATTAGTCGATAATAAGCAAACTATGTTTACACAGGCATATTGGGTAGTAACTCGGTCGAGTAGCATTTGGTGATTCTTATGCGAAACAACTGGGTCAAACGCTTTCAACAATAGGTTGTGACTCTTTGAATTTATCAGCAAGGATAACAACTGACGATAGAGTAACAGTATGTCGTTGTAAACATAGACTATGTTTACACAGGCACAAAGGATGTGGTACGAGTCTTTGGACAAGAATCCACAGGATGGCCTTTGGGACTTTTATAGCTCAAATAAAATGAGAGCGTTGTGTCGTTGTAAACATAGATAGATGGGCGGTTTAGCGTCCATATAAGGGTAAGGCAGGTAACTGTCCCAAAGCTGAGTTTCCTATAAGCCAGCGCCAGCAATGGTCCATCTAAACAAGCCTGAGTTAGGTTTGACTCGGAGTAATCCGAAAGCAAGCCCCGTCCGTAGTAAGGCGGTAGGCAGTAAGTTAGAGTTGTAGTCCGAAAGGATACGCACAGAGCCGTTCGGTGAGTGCTAAGAGGCTGTGGTGGCCAAGCTGCAACATACCCATCTAACGATTGCTGAATACTAACAGGTAGCTGCATAGTCTGAGCTCGCAAGCAAAGGCAACGCAGCATTACAAGAGTTGAAGGTGCAAGCCCAAGACTTGAAGTGACGTTTAGTAGCCCGCAAGGCAAAAGACAGTAGGTGTGTTGTATTTTGTATCTAACAAGATATGGAGCGACAGGAGTAGCACATCTAAATAGGTATCGCAGGGTTCAAAGCCCACTTGATTTTGGTTTAAGCAAGCACAAAAAAGCGAAAGACTACTCCGGTATGCTGTTAAAGGCGCTTAATACCACACTGTTCGCAGAATGTGGTCCACGGAAACTCGCAAGGTGGATGTGGTTGTTCGGAAAGAAGACGTAACGGTTTAGCGACTGTGAATTGCTCGCAAGGCAGGCGGAAGATAGATGGACGAGTAGCAGTATACGACGAGAGAAACGCCACTCTCTAAAAAAGGCAGCGTTGGAAGATACTAGGATAGCTGCAAGGTGCCTAGTGGATAACGGCAGAACGTGACTCGCAAGGTTTACGGTAATGGCCAAAGACTTCCATCCTAAGCTGTAATCTCAGGCTAGGAAACAAACTACTGAAGTTAGAATAAAACGCCCTACGGGGCGTTTTTTCTTGACTAAAATTCAAATGTATGTTATGTTGTAAGAGAGAAATAAAAGAAAGACTACAAAATGTTTGCAGTACGACGCACTTGGGAAATATTCACAGACGAGTCAACTGCCGAAGGCTTTATAGGCTACGAATATGCAGTTGACGAAAGCGAGGCACTTGCCAAAACTATTGTAAAGTATGGCGCACCTGAAAAATGGGGCATCACGCATTACACTATCAAAAAAATTAAATGGACAGAGGAAGACATCTGATGAGAACGCAGCCCGATGCAATTATTCGCAAACTAGAACTACACAACAGTCGTCTTGACAAAGAAGGCATTATTTTAGCTGCCCACCAAGAGGGTGTTCCTGAGTTCTTTGACGGCGTGTGTATGGCACTGGATTCAATGGTAACATTTGGTGTTAAGCAAGTGCCAGAAGCTACAGTAGACGGCCAAGGGCTAGCTTGGACCAACTTTAAGATGCTAGCAGATCAATTGATCAATCGTGAGCTTACAGGACATGCTGCTCGTGATGCTATTCAACTGTGTATGGAAGTTGCTACAGTAGCACAGTGGAATGACTGGTATCGTCGTATCCTCATCAAAGACCTACGCTGCGGCGCAAGTGAAAAAACTGTTAATAAAGTTGTACCGGATTGTGTTCCTGTGTTTACTTGTATGCTGGCACACGACAGTGCCAAGCACGAAAAGAAAATGACTGGCAAGAAGCAGATTGAAATCAAACTAGACGGTGTGCGTGTTATCACAATCATCCAAGGTAACAAAGTAGAAATGTTCAGCCGCAACGGAAAACAGTTTCACAACTTCAATCACATTATTACAGAGCTGGAAGCTGTGATCAAAGATCATCCAGTGCCGTATCCGCTAGTGCTGGACGGCGAAGTAATGAGTGCCAGCTTTCAAGATTTAATGAAGCAACTACAGCGTAAAGAAACTGTACAAAACAGCGATGCTGTACTGCACTTGTTTGACACTGTTCCCCTAGACTGTTTCCAAGCAGGATTTTGGGATAAACCACAACACTTCCGCAGTGCGATTACCAAGCATTGGGTAGAGGATCACAAGGCGGCACTACAGCACGTTACAGCGCTGGAATGGGAAACAGTAGACTTGGATACCCCCGAAGGTGAACAACGCTTTAAAGACATCAACGCTGCTGCTGTAGCCGGCGGATACGAAGGTGTAATGATCAAGGATGTGGATGCGCCATATGAATGTAAACGCAGTCACGCTTGGCTCAAAGCCAAACCGTTTATTGAAGTAACATTAAGTATTACAGAGTTAGAAGAAGGAACAGGTAGAAATGAAGGCAGACTTGGGGCTATGGTATGCGCTGGGCAGGATGATGGCAAGGATATACGTGTCAATGTCGGTGGCGGTCTTACAGATGAGCAGCGATCCACGTTTTGGCACACTCGCGATGCTCTTATTGGTCAGCTTGTTGAAGTTAGGGCAGATGCTGTAACACAGAATCAAGACGGTACATACAGCTTGCGCTTCCCACGCTTTAAAACATTCCGCGGATTTGAACCAGGAGAGAAACTGTGAGCTCTAAAGATTGTGTTAATGCTCTAATAACGTGGACGACAGTTAATTACAACAATATTCCAAAAGGAGATTGGGATTTTGTTGGTGAAAAAAGACTGAAGGTTCTAGAACAAGGGCATATCCGTAGTGGCGGATGGAAGCGCCGTGCTATTAAAAAGCACAATAACATAACGTATAGACTTTTTGAATGTACAGAAACGCTGTTTGACAGTTCTGTTATGTTTTTGGTTGTAGAGGATTCTCAAACGCTAACAGTTGCGTCAGGAACTCGAGATGATTTTGAAAAACATTTTGATAGTACAGGATACAGCTGGGGAGGCTGGGCATAAGTTATGAAAATTATAGCAATAATGGAAGGACGAAAGTACCTTTTAGAAGTTGAGTACGGCGAGCTTAGAGAACTCAACTCCGAAATCCAAGTAGAAGTAGGTGCAGAATACGAGATTCTAAAAGCAGCACAAACGCTATCAAGTTTACGCAGCATAAGTAGAAACAAGATGAAATTTATTAAAAAACAGATTGACGAGTTACAGACATCATATAACCAGATTTCCGATAGCTATGACGAAATGATGTTGCTTGATACAATTAAAAATAGTGAAGAAAAAGATGGATGAACTAGCTGATTTTAAGAAAAAATACCGAGCGCATATCCAAGAGGGGCATAGAAAATATGCAAAACACAGTTTTATAAGCATGGATTCACTGAGACCTAACTCTGAACCTTTTGATCAGATGATTGAATACGACCGCAGTGTTCAGATTGATATGCCCAAGATTGCCTTTGACACACTGATTGGTATGGAAGCATACTTTGAAGAAAAGTTAAAATGGAGAGATTTTCACGACTACAGCGGATATGCCAGATCAATTGTACAGGATCATGAGCGTGAACTGCGGATCCGTTGCGAAAATCCTGCGGCAAAAGTTGCTTATGAAAAGTATCTAACAGTATTATCGATGGTGGATAGTTATTACTAACCTGTTGTAATCTAACAATACTAAGTTCTTGCTCTTTTGGATTGTTGTGTTATATTAATAGTAAGAAACAACGTAGGAGTGAATTGTTATGTCGTTTGTAGCATGGTTTGAAGACAACAAAGAGCGTATAGAGCCGCTGTTGCGTGGCGATGCCGAAGAAGCGCTGTATGAAGCATACAACGCAGGCATGGAACATATGAGTAAATTTATGGCAGACACCTTTGCTCGTAGTCCTGCCGAACCTTATGTAGATCGCATGGGCGGGCAGTTCACTCGTGAAGAAACCGAGCGTAACTGGGATGGATGGCGATGAAATATGAATATGTGAAATTAGAAGTCAGGCGAGTGTATCTACTATGTGATACATGCGACGAACGACTTGAATTCAAAGAAGGTGGTTTGATGACGTGGCCACCGAAAGCATGGTATGAATGTAAGAACGGTCATCGTGAAATGCATCATGATGGTTATCCTATAATTGAATATATTGAGGTTGTATAATGAAACTGTTTGCTATTAATCGAAATTCTTGGCACTACAAACTGAACAAAAATTTTGCTAATGATTGTTTTATGGACTACTGGGAGCCACGTCACAATAACTTTTGTTCTTATTGGCGTGCTACTATGTTCCGTGTGCTTTTTGCTATATGTATCGCCGCTAGTGTAATGTTGCTGCTAACTGGCCTTGGTATTGCAATTTATGTTAATCCTGTTCCAGT